CCTATCCCCTGTGTGCCTTGGCAGTCTCAGCCTCTCTATGGGCAGTCGGTGATTCGATCGTCAGATTGAAAATCATCAAAAGATGCTCAACCTGCGTGCCGAGAACGAATTTACTGATGCACCTCGCAATGAGGATGGCGGTGGACGTTCAGACTTCCAAAAAGGTTATGAGATCTTTTTGCGTAAGGGCATGAAGGACATGAGCGCTGAAGAGCGTACGCAATTTCGTAACGCCATGTCGACGACAACTGGCTCTCAGGGTGGCTATACAGTTCAGACGGAAATTGCGAAAACTTTCATCGACACCATGAAAGACTTTGCTGGTATGCGCCGTGTTGCGGACAACATCACGACAGCATTAGGCAACGAAGTTGATTTTCCGACGACTGACGGCACAAGTGAAGTCGGTGAAATTGTTAGTCAAAATCAACAGGCTGGTAGCGCAGACGTTAGTTTTGGAACGGTGCCTTTGAATACATATAAATTTGGTTCCAAGATCATCACTGTGCCTATCGAGTTACTGCAAGACTCCCAAATTGATGTCGTTTCACTGGTGCAAAAGCGTATTCGTAATCGCATTGGTCGTATCCAAAATCTGAAGTTCACGCAAGGTAGCGGTGTCAGTGAGCCTTTCGGCCTTACTACTGCTGCATCAGTTGGCAAAATTGGCGCGACTGGACAAGTAGCCACCATTATTTATGAAGATTTAGTTGATCTCATCGATAGCATTGATATCGCATACCAGGCAGAAGGTAATTTGATGTTTAGCATCAGCCAGCCATTGCGTCGTGTGCTGCGCAAGATCAAAGACGGCAATGGTCGCCCGATCTGGACGCCAAGTTATGACGAAGGTATTGCCGGTGATTTGAGCGATCTCCTGCTCGGCTATCCTGTCAATATTAACAACGATCTGCAAGCACCTGGCGCCAATAACGTCAGTATGACTTTTGGTCAACACAAGAAATACATGATTCGTGATGCGCTCGATGTCACTTTGTTCCGCTTCGATGACAGTGCTTTCATGACCAAAGGTCAGGTCGGTTTCCTCGGCTGGGCGCGTGCAGGTGGCAACTTGCTCGATTCTGCCGCGATCAAGACTTACAAGCACTCAGCAACCTAATCAGCCGCCGCTGACGTTCAATTAATAACCCGCACACCGTTTAGGTCTGCGGGTTTTTCTATTTAGGAGACCATCATCATGGAAAAACTTTCTCAAGCTCGTGCGTTGATCGATATTGATGCAATTGGTGTTAAGTGCGGTCAAGTCTTCGAAGCTGACCAAAAAACCGTCTCTGGTCTGGTTAAGTCTGGCCAAGCTGACGACGACAAAGATGCAATCACTTACGCGAAAACGCAGTTTAAAGACGTTGTCACAGTCAAAGAAATAGCAGCAGATTCTCAAGACAGTTCCGACGACACGGCGAAGTAATCATGAATCTGTCTATCGTTACTGAGCCAGCGATTGAGCCGGTGTCATTAGTCGATATCAAAAACTTCTGTAAGGTGGACGTCGACATGACGGACGATGATGTGTTGCTGATGATATTAGTCGGTGCAGCACGTCGTTATGCTGAATCGTACACGGGGCGCGCATTCATTACGCAGACATGGCAGGCAACGCTAGACAGCTTTCCGTTACGCGTGCCTCCGTTATCGGTACTGACGCCATCCCCGATACCACGTTATACAGGTACTGATATCGGTATCTTGATGGGCAACATTCAGACCGTGAATTCTGTCACGTATCTTGATCTGACAGGGCAGTGGCAAACGCTCGATCCGACGACCTACGTTGCTGATTGTACTGGATTGGTTGCCCGGCTCGCTCCTGCTGCTGGAAAAACATGGCCACAAACCCTTGATCAGATCGCCAGCGTCAAGATTGCGTTTGCAGCTGGTTACGGTGGCGATGCTGCTCACGTGCCGGAAGTGATTCGACACTGGATCATGATCCGGACGAACACGCTGTATATGAATCGAGAAGAGGTGGCGATTTTGAGTCGAGGCAAAGTTGATCCTCTGCCGTTTGTTGATAGCTTGCTTGATTTACATAAGGTGCCAGCGATATGAGAGTCGGTGACTTAAATAAGCGGGTGCGTTTGCAACGTAAATCAACAGTGGATAACGCAGCCGGTCAGTCTGTTGTGACTTGGGTTGATATATGCCCAATCTGGGCGGCAATCGAACCATTGAATGCCATTCAACGCGTTTCAGCTCAGCAAATTCATCCCGATGTTAGCCACAGCATTACGGTTCGATATCGACCGGAATTTGCTAGTGCTTTGTTAATAACAGCACTACGTATTGTCTACAAGGGGCGCGTTTTTAGCTTAGCCGGTGGACTCAATCTCAATGAACGAAATATTCAGATTGATTTAATGGCGATTGAGGGGATGAACGATGGGTGATATTTCTGGTTTAGACCAGCTTAATGCAGCGATACGGGCGCTGCAGCAGAATATGTCGCAACAGCTGCCCAGCATCGTCAAGCATTCAGCAGAAGCGCTGGAAAGTGAGATCAGGGCGCGTATGCCGGTTAAATCTGGTCAAATGGAAAACGCCCTTGAAATAGTCGAGTCATCGTCAAAGACGAAAGCTGCTGCGACTGTTCAGGTGGCAGACAGTGGACCAGATCGCGACGAGCACTATGCAATATTTGTTGAATATGGCACGTCAAAGATGGCAGCAGAGCCGTTCTTCCGTCCAGGCGTCGAGGCTGGTAAGTCTGGGGCAGCCTCGCGTGTCGTTGATGGCATATCTAATGTGGTGAAACCTTATGGGAATTAGAGCAAGCGTTTTTTCTACATTAAGAGCGATTCCTGCTCTTGCTGGCATGCCGATTCGCCCGTTGGTCGCTCAACCCAATGATAAAGCGCCGTATGTCGTCTATACGGTGATTACTGGGCGGCGTGTCAAAAGTTTCAAGGGTGATAGCGGACTCGCAAATCCGCGCTGTCAAATTGATGTTTACGCGGCTGATATTTTGGTTGCAGAGCAATTGCAGAGTGCAATTCGAGTGGGAGTGTTGGCTGATCCTGTTCTGGGCGCTGTGCACGTGGATGACGGTGATGGATATGAGCAAGATACCAAACTGGTCAGGCTTCGCACTGATTTTTCACTATGGATATACGACTGAGTAAATCCAATCTATTTTTTATTTTTAACTGCCCGCTAATGCGGGCTTTTTTATTGGAGTATGACAATGACAAATGCAATTCGTAGTCAAGGCACGCAAATTATGCGTGGTGCCGGTGCTGTTGCTGCGCCGAAGGTTGTTTCTACACTGACTATCACACCAGGTGTCGGTGCTGCGGGTATCGCGACGGCAACTACCGCGACCGCCCATGGTCTGGGGTCAGGCGACATGGTCGTTGTGAGTGGTTGTGTTCCTGCACAATATAACGGTACTTATCCGGTAGTAGTCACATCGCCTACGGTCTACTCCTACGCGATTCCAAATGCACCGACAGGTCCGGCAACGACGGTCGGTGCTTACACGGCAACTACTTATGCGTATGCAGCTGTGGAAGAACCCACTGATATCAAAATCGGTGGTGTCAGTATCTCAAGTATCGATGCGAGTCATCTGCAGTCTGTCGCAAAAGAATCGATAGCAGGCTTGATCGATAACGGCTCACTCGATTTCAGCACAAACTTTACGAACGGTCCCGTACAGCAATTGCTGCGTCAAGACGCGGTCGCTGGCGTCACATCAGCTTACTGCATGACGATGGGTGCTGGTGCAAGTCTGATTCGTATCTTTTTCCAAGCTTATGTGACTAAGTTAGATGGTCCGACCGCCAAAGTCGACGGAAAAATGGAAATGCAATACACAGCGAAGATCACCGGCGCTGTCACCTGGGCATAACGCAATCACTTTTTGATGTGCACACGTGTGCACATCAAATCCCCTTTTACTCTGAAAGAACATCATGACAAAGAAAATACAATCTGCAGTATTCAATAAAGCCGCCTTATTTGCTGCAATGAAACCAAAAACTAAAACTGTCACTGTTGAAGGTTTTGGCGACGTTGAAATTCACGGTATGACTGCGCGCGTAAAAGAGCAGGCGACGAAAGATGCCAAAGAAAAGAAAGTTGAACTGTGGATCTACTGGTTGATTTGCAGCGTGTTTGATCTGGCAGGCAATCGCGTTTTTGATGAGAGCGATGTTGAAGCATTGCAAGATTCTGGCAATGCCCAAATTGAGTATCTGATGAATGAAGTATTGATCGTCAACGGCATCAAGAAAGAAACAGAAGAAAAAAACTTGCCAGCAACCCAGAGCGACGATTCAAGTTCCGCTTAGCATTGGCTCTGGGAATGACGATGGGGCAGCTCGATGAGATGCCTTACTCAGAACTCCTGGAGTGGATGGAATTTGCAGAAATTGAGCCTTTTGGGTTGCCGGTGCAAGATGTCATACAAGCAAACGCGCTCGCACTGCATGCGAACATGCGGCGCGATGTGAAGAAGTATCCAGAACCATTCCCGATCAAAAACTTTCAGCTATTCGCCCAAAAGCAAGAGCAGAAGCCAAAAGTAGAGCCACTTGTCGATGGTTTGACCGCCGAGCAGTGGCGGCAGCGTATTGCGCTAGAAATGATTACTGCAGCTCGTAACAAGGCGAATTAAAAAGATTGATTGAGTAGTGAGTGATAGAGCCGCCCCTCAATGTGGGCGGCTTTTTTATAGGGGCGGCGATGAGTTTAGGTAATCTCTCAATTAAAGTCAGTGCAGATATTGGGCAATTCACGACAAACCTTGATTTGGCAGGTAAGGCTGCGCAGGCGAGCATGTCCGATTCTTCCGCTGCGGTCAGCGATTATCGTCAAGAAATGGCGAAGGCAGGTCAAGATACTTCATTGGCTGCTGCCAAGATGAGCAGCAGCATGAAGGCCGCGAATGACTCGATCATGAATGGATCAGTTGAGGCGGTCAATTCGATACAGAATATTGCAGATACTGCCGATCAAACGGATTTTCGTCCAATGGGTGAGCGTATTGCAGAGGCTATCGGTACCGGTATCGGTGTCGGTATTGCTGGGGCAAATAAAGCATGGGACGGGTTTGTCGCCTATTCAAAAACGAAGGCGCTGGTGATTGGCGCGGCCATGACAGTCGCTGCTACTGCGGTCGGTCTTGGTGCTGTATATGCGGCATACAAGGTGATTTCCGGCTCTATGGATTTTATCGTCGGTTTAATTACCGGAGACAGCTATAAGAACGCCAATATTGATGCCTTGATTGAGGCGAATGACCAGGTCAAGGCAATTCAGCGTTCGTTAGGATCTACCGCACAGCAAGCTGCAGCGACGAACGAGGCATTGAAGGCGTTGGGCGTAGATAAGTCTGATTATCTGTCGGTGTATACCAAGGCAGAAGATGCCATCCGCGGCAATAAGGAAACGCTTGATCAGCTCGGCGTTAGTTATGGCAATGTGCAGGAGTTGATGCAGAGTGCTAATGCGGTGCTAAATACTTATACCGAAGGCTGGGATCGGAATCAAGTTGCGCAGCAATTAGGCTTGGGTACCGCTGCACAAGTTGCCGAAGCAGCGAAGGTGACGGATGGTGCGTTATCGCAAGCTAAGGCGACGCTGGATGAGTACAATTTAGGTATAAGCACAGAATCGCAAGAGGCCATCAAACGATTTTCTGATACTACGCGCGAGTTTAATCATAATTTGGATCTGACATCAGAGGGGTTTAAACGCGCGATTGCTGACAGCATCATGCCAATATTAACGGACTTTGCGAACTTTTTTAAAGACGGTTGGCCAAGTATTGTGAATGTGTTTCGTTACACGTTGGCAACTTTAACATCCCTTTTTTATGGTTTAAAGACGAGCGTAAATATAGCTCTTGAATCTATCAACGGTAGTGTAAGTATCGTTGCAAAGTCTCTGTTTAGTATTGTAAGTGCCACGGCAAAGGTCATTTCAGGTGACTTTGCCGGTGCAAAAGATGATCTCGTCAAGGGTTGGGAGAGTGGTAGTAATCGACTCGACGAAATTGGAAAAAATATTGTTGCTGAAGCGCAGAATAATGCAAAAGCAATGCGCATGGCCTGGGCATTGGATGATCGCCACGACCTGAATTCCTTGCAGAGGGGAAAGTCTTTTATTGATCCGGCAGTTGAAAAGAAAATAAAAGATCAGGCTGATGCATATAAAAAGATGGCCGACGCCATCACGGAAAAACCGGCGTTCAACAGTTAGAGATTCAGCTCAATGAAAAACTAACTGAAGGTCAACGCAAAGCAGTCGAGTTCACCAACGCGCTCGCTGCAGGAACATTAGACCTGACTGATGCGCAGAAAAAAGATTACACAACCAAGCTTGAAGCGTTGATCGCGCAGGAAAAGATCAACAAAGCAATGCAGGATGCGCGTAATGAACGGACGAAAGACAATGGCTATGACAGTCTGATCAAGTCGATACGCGAAAAAATTGATATCCAAAAGTTAGAGCAGACTTCAGATGATTCGCTTACTGAGGGTCAAAAGCTGGCGTCAAAAGTCAATACTGACCTGCAAAATGGTGTGCTGAAATTGACGACCGGCGAGAAAGCGCGTGTAACAGCGTTGCTCGATCAATTAGTCGTTGAAGAGCAACTCAATGCCGCTCATAAAGATGCGCTGAAGCTGGCTGCAAACATGGAGAAGGCAAGCGCCGACAACCTGAAGACTCTTGACTCGCAGATCGAAGCCGAGCGCATCAGAAACGCTGAGATGGGTTTAAGCAAGCAGCAGATCGAAGAGTTGGCTTCCAAGCGTCTCATCGATGCGGCGGCGGCTGATGAAGAGTTGGCCAGCAATATGCGTCTCGCTGCCGACTATGCTGGACCGTTGCATGATGCATATATTCAGTTTGCAAATGATCTCGACAATGCTGCAATCAAAAAGCGTGCGCTTTCTGAGATCCGTTCAGACAATGCAGATAAACAAAAAGGCATTGATGCGCTGGCTGAAGCAACCAGGGCGCGAGAAGAGCTCGATAGACTCTTTGATCCTGCGAAGGGGCGTGATTTTGGTAACACGATCAAGGGTGCTCTCGGTGAGGCAGTCGGCGCGGTGGTCAAGCTCGATGCTGCGATGCGTAGTTACGGCACCAATCAGGCCGCATTAGAAAAATCGATTGCCCTGGCTAAGACAGAAGCAAACGGTGACTCCGAAGTACTTGCGCAACGCATGGATCAAATCAATCGCAAGTCAGCAGAAAATCAGCTGGCCAACTATGCGCAGATCACCGGCGCTGCGAAGGGTTTCTTTAATGAGTCCAGTCGCGGTTATAAAGCACTGCAAGCAGCTGAGCAAATTTTCCAAGCGGTACAACTGGCACTAACTTTATCCACGACTGCAGCCAAGCTTTTCGGGGTAAGTAGTGTGACTGCCGCGACCGTTGCTGGTGAAGAAGCAAAGACAGCAGCGGTGACCGCTGGATTGGGTGTCCAGTTGGCAGCGGACCAGGCAAAAGGTGCATCTGCTGCTGCGGTTGCGGTCGCGACACAAGCAGAGGGCGATCCGTATTCTGCCTGGGGACGTATGGCGGCGATGGCGGCGGCGATGGCAGCTATCGGCTTTGCGGTTGGTGGCTTTGGTGCAGATGGCGGCGGCGGTGGAAAAACGGCGGCGCAAATGCAGCAAGAGCAGGGTACTGGTACCGTGTTCGGGGATGCAATGGCGAAGTCTGACTCGATCACGAAGTCGATGGATATTCTGAAAACAATTCAGATTTGATGCTGCCGATCAATCAAGGGATGCTTGCTTCGTTACGCGTGATTCAATCGTCAATGTCTGGCTTGGCGAACTTGATTGTTAGAACTGCTGGTGTGACGGATGGGGGAAATTTCGGCATTCAAACCGGTACCATCTCGCAGGGCTCGAAGTTGGGTGATTTCGCTAATTCAATCCCAAATTGGTTGTCCGCGATTTCAGGTGGCCTTTTAGGATTTGTTGGTACCAAAGTGCTCGGTCTTCTGGGTAGTTTGTGGGGTAAAACCACGCAAAACATCGTTGATTCAGGCTTTCAGTTCGGCGGCAAGTTGACCGATCTGCAAAAAGGCGTTGGCTATAACCAGTATGCCAGCGTCGATACAACGTCAAGCAGCTGGTTTGGCTTGAAGAAAAGCACCAGCAATTCCATCGTCACCCAAGGATTGAATCAAGAAATCTCCAATCAGTTTGGTCTGATTTTTACCAATCTTGAATCGGCACTAAAAGGTGCGGCAAAAGGCTTGGGTGTTGACGTCAATACCGTGACAGACATTTTGAGTAATCTCAAAATCGACAATACTTCCGTGTCGCTCAAGGGTTTATCCGGGCAAGCGCTGACCGATGCGATTAATTCGGTCGTATCTAAAGCCATGGATCAGATGTCGTCGGCTGTTTTTCCAGCGATGGAAGCATTCCGGGCAGTTGGTGAGGGTTACACGCAAACCGTGATCCGGGTTGCGAGTGGCGTCGAGGTTGCGCAGAACGCACTGGACAAGTTCGGTATCAAGGCAATCAAGTTCTCAGATGTCATCAATAAGCAGGGCGATATCGGTGCTGAGATTATTCGTCAGAGTATTTTAGGTGTCGAGGGCTTATCTGGTGTCGGCAAGATCATTGACGGTATGACCGGCTCTGCTTCAGATCTGACGGCGGCATATCAAACCCTGCTTGATTTGCGTAAGCAAATGGCAGGCGTTGGTTTGAACGGTCAAAATCTGGGTACATCGATAATCGACGGCGCAGGTGGCACAAAAGGCTTGGCTGATGGGTTAAGTGCATACCAGGACCAGTATTTTACCGATGCTGAAAAAGCAGCAGCAATGACAAAAAATCTTGCTGCTGAGTTTGCAAAACTTGGTGTCGCGATGCCATCAAGCAAGGCTGAGCTTCGTGCTTTGATCGAGCAGACTGGCACCGGTACTGCCGCTTCTGCAAAACTGACTGGTCAATTGCTTGCGCTGACAAGTTCCTTTGCGACTGCATCTGATGCAGTACAAAAGCTGTCTGACGCGCAGCGTCAGGCAGTGCAGGCAGCATCGGATAGTTACGCCAGCTTTGCTGATGGATTGCGTAAGTTTCAATCGAGTCTGATGTTGAGTAGTGCATCGACATTGACACCGATTGAGAAATACGCTGAAGCAAAGCGTCAATATGAGGCGACCTTAACGAAAGCTAAGGCAGGCGATAAAGATGCTCAGTCTCAGTACCAAAGTGTTGCAAACGCGTTTCTCGATGCATCACGTGCTGTCAATGCTTCTAGTACTGCTTATGCTGCTGATTTTCAGAATGTCATGGGTAATGCGGGCGAGATGGCGAAATGGGCTGATCAGCAAGTTGATCTTGCCAAGGCCAGCCTTGCTGCGATGAATCAACAAGTCGTAGCGACTGGGCAGGTGGTAGATGCTGTCAATAAGCTTGGTGATCGCATGATGCATCACATGGGGGGTAATGCTCCGGGTGGTGACGTGCTTGAAAATATTGGTGGGGTTTCATCTCAGCAAATTGACTACAGCAAATATGGCCAAGAGAACACGACAGCACTTGTCGATGAAATCAAGCAACTACGCGCAGAGGTAAAAAATCTGCGCGACGATCAGCAACAGCAAACAGATCAGATCGTTGCGGCGAACTACGATGCAAACTACGGTGCTGCAAAAACTGTCGTAGATAGCACCGCGAAAGCCGCAAAGGACGCGATCTGGGCGCAGCAATCCATAGCGGTGATAAAACGATGACAAATCAGGACTTTCTCACCTGGCTTAAAAAGCCAAGTGCGCAGCGAGTCGTCCTGGTTGAGTGTGTGGCCAACGTCGGCGGGGTAGAGATTATTCGCTATCTCTCGACGTTGAACTACAACACAGGACCAAACGACAGCCCTGCGAATCAACATTATCAACCTATCGTTTCAACGGGTATCAGTTTTACTGAGCAGTTATCGCTAACAGCTCAGGTTAACTTAGCGGCAGGCGATATCGAGATTCAAAATTACAACGGAGTGCGCGATAGTTGGCTCTCCGATGTTTGGATGAATCGCTCGATCAAAGTATATGTCGGCGATATGAGCTGGCGGCGTGGCGATTTTCAGATGATCTTTAATGGCACGGTGGCAGATATAACGCCTAAGAGCCGTGACACGTTGGCACTTAAAATCAGGGACAAGCTGCAGCTGCTGAATATGCCACTGTCGGAATTGACGGTTGGCGGGACGGTGACGAATAAAGATGCTTATATTCCGATCTGCTTTGGGGAAGTACATAACATCACGCCCATACTCAGTAACCCAGCGACATTGGAATATCAAGTGCACACGTCTGCACTTGAGCAGATTATCGAAGTGCGCGACAACGGTCTGCCGATCGCTTTTACCCCGAATGCGGCTACAGGTAAGTTCACGTTGCAATCGGCTCCAGCTGGCGTGATCACAGTCAGCGCGCAGGGCGACAACGGTCTTGGATATGTGAATACGGCGGCGCAACTGATCCGGCGCATCGTCACGAGCTTTGGTAACGGAGCCACGCGTTTTACTGATGCTGACATTGACCTGGTCAATTTTGCGGCGTTTGACGCGGCGCATCCTCAGCCGATGGGTATCTATTTTTCTGATCGCGTCAACGTGCTTGCGGCATGTCAACAGATCGCAGCCAGTATAGGTGCGCAAATGGTTATGAGTCGCACCGGACAATTACGTCTATATCAGATAACACTGCCGGCAGTGCCAACCGCAGATATTTATCCGCGTCACATGTTGGAACGCAGCTTGACGCCAAAGTCACGCACGGACGTGATCGCAGGTGTAAAGCTTGGTTTTTGTAAGTGTTGGACAGTGCAAAACAACTTGCAAACGGCTTTGCCTCCTGAGCATAAGTCTTTATACGCAACTGAGTGGCTGACGACCAGTGTTAGTGATACGACTGTCCAGGCATCTTATAAGCTCGATGCGACGGTCGCACAGCAAAACACGATGCTTCTGTGCAAAGTCGATGCTGATGTAGAAGTCGCGAGGCAATTAGTTATGTGGAAGGTTCCCCGCACAGTCTATGAATTTGAAGGGGTACCTGAGATGTTATCGCTGCAACTGGGGCAAGGCGTGACGGTTCATAGCAATCGATTTGGTATGCAAATGGGGTTCCTGCAGTCGTGATTTCGTTACAACCTAATTGGCTCAATGGGCATGTGAAAGTGGGGTTTGTCGTATGAGCGCCATTGTCAATGATCGTGATGTGCTGCTGCAAGCAGCACAAGTAAGAAATACGAACCCTACCGCCGGAAAATTAATCATGATTAGCGCTGATTCGACTGCGTTCAAAGTGACAGCCGGTGTTGCGGCTCCTGTTGCTATTGCGATGCAGTGTCAGTTAGTTGGTGTAGCAGGTGTTCCTACGTTTTCTGTTGTAGGAGCTAATCGATTGATTGGTGATGGTCTTAATCGTACCTTGTCGTTTGCTGACGTTACCTCTGATACTGTGGTTGTCACGGCGACACTTGTTTACGCAGGTATTACATATACCGCGAAACAATCGTTTTTTAGGCTTCAGATGGTGCACCGGGCGCACCAGGAGCACCGGGTGCACCAGGTACTCCGGGTAATCCGGGTAATCCGGGATCACCGACTGCCCATAGAGAGGCTGAGACTGCCAAGGCACACAGGGGATAGG